TAATCCAGTTACTTCTGCTTCTAATTTAGTTTCTCCTAATCTACTAGATAAATTTTTCCTTGCAATTTCTGCAATTTTAAAAGATGGTCGCATTAGGACATTATACGGCGTTCTTTTTATATCAGCAGTATTACGAATATCATATTGTTGTTCAGCGGTTTGTCCACTTATCAACTTTTTGGTTTTAAATAATTCTTCTATTGTTGGCATTAAATTATATTTTATGCTTGTCCCATGTTATAGCTGTTTCTCGTTGTTTTTTCAACTTGTGTATTAACATTCGAAGTAACCTTTGCAGAATCCATATACACTGCTATTTTTCCAGATGCCATATCCGCTCTTAATGCTTTAATTTCGTTTACTACTGCTGCCAATGGTGCTGCTAATGCAGATAAACTTCCTCCACCTCCACCCCCACCTGCGGCTCCGGCTAATCCTGGTCCGGCCATTAAATCATCATTTTTACTTAATTCAAATAACCCACCTTCTTTAGTTGATATTCTGGTTTTCCCATCAGCTGGTGACATTACGTCTCCCGCTTTTCTATAATATTGATAACCCAATGCCAATGCACCAGCCGCAGCCGCTACTCCCAATATAGGACCTACAAATGGTATTGCTGCGATAGATGTGTATGCTCTCATAGCCATTTCGGCAATTGCCCCTAATAATCCTCTTTGTTTTATCATATTACCCGCTGCTACAATACCATTATATGTAGCTTCCAAACCATTTTTTATTGCCGCCCAAGCTGCTTGGCGTTGTTCGGTAATTAAAGCTTCATTTTTATAATAAAAATAAGTGGCTGCTCCCGCTACCAATGCCGCAGTTAGTGGTAATGCTTCTTTCATAAAACCAACTAAAGCCGCAAATCCGTCTGCTGCTGCATTTATTGGTATCATTATTAAATTTAATACCGTTGCCACTCCCTCTAATAGTGGAGATAAAGCCCCACCAATAGTTGCAACAATTCCCATAAATGCGTTTTGCATTCTAGCCAATTGTCCTTGTTGTTCGTTTTGTGCTGCTATTTTTTTAGTTTCTTCTGCTAATTGTTCTTTGGTCATATTGGTAATATCCAATCCTTTATCAATAGCATCCGATGCAAGTTTCTTTTCTTCTTCAGTTAATCCATTTAATTTTTCTTGCATCATCAATTGCTTGTTTATTTCTTCAACACTCATACCGGCTGCTTTAGCCAATTGTTGTTGTGTGAAATAATCTTTTTGACGGAAATCACCACTTCTTTGAATTTGTTTTAAGGTTTCTTCATTTGCTTCCTGAAGTTTACCTTCCATTGCTAATGCTCTTGCTCTACTTAAATTAAACTCACCTCCTACAAATGTTGCAGCTACTAATTCTTGCTCAATACCATTTTCAAAATCTAATAATTTTTCTGCTAATGATACTTGTTGTTTTAACGAAGTACCCATTCTTTGAGCCTGTATTGCGTTTTTAGTTAATGCGTTTATATCACCTTTAAAGAATGTAGATGCAGCTTCAGCGTTTTCGGCAATATCTTTAAATACTTTATCAGGTGCAACTCCGGCTAATTTAGCCATATTTGCAACTTGATTTCCTACATTAGCCGCTGTTTCCGATGATAATCCTCCAACACTTTCAAGTACACTTTGTACTTTTGCAGCATTACCTGCAGAAACTCCAAAGTTTTGACCCATTACGGACAATGATGCTAATACTTCTTCGGAAACATTTACAGTATCACTAAATTCTTCTTTTAATGCTTTTGCAGTATCAAATACATCTTTTAACTCAACACCAGCATCTCTGAAATTCATTTCAATATGATGTGCGTTGTTAACTAAATCTTTTGTTTGTGAATTCAGTAATCCGGTTTCTTTTCTAAAATCTTGTGCCGCTGCATCTAACGCTACAAATGAGTGTAATGCTGCACCCAATAATGCATACATTATTACGAGTGGTGCACCCAATGTAGCCAATTGTGCTACCATCTTTTTTGCCATACCCACCGCATCTCCTATAAATCCAGGCATATGATGTAACAGGTCGTGATTAGCTTCATGAAGTGCGTTGGTTCTTTCGATTTGAGCATGTATATTTTTTAGCACTTGCAACTGAGCCTCTGCCTCAACTCTCGCATCACCTGTCAAACCCGCTATTGACCTTTGAAATTTTTCTATTTCCGCGTCTCCGGCACTTTGTTCATGTTTTATCGCAGATAATTCTTCTGCTTTCCTTACTACTTCTGCAGCTATACTTTCCATTGCAGCAGTTCCTTTTTGGGATTCTTTTAATGCATCACCATCTAAACTAAGTTCTTGTTGTTTTCTTTGTAAAATTTTGCCAGTTATACTTGCTAATGTATTTGCACCAGCCGTTTGTTTTTTTAAAACAGCTAATGTACCACTTGACATACTAGCCAGTGAATTTAGAGCATTTTCTTCATAATCTAAATACTCTTGTCTTTTTTTAAGTTCTTTAGCAGAATCGGATTGAACCTTTAATCGGTCTTTCTCCACTCGCATCATATTTTCTAACTGAGCTCTCTCAGCATCCGTGGCAGTAGCTATTCTTTCGTTTATTACTCGAATACGCTCTTTTATTTCTGCGTTTTCTTCTAATAAACGATTTAATTCCGCTTGTTCTGCTGGTGTTAGTGGTGCTACTGCCATTTAAATCAATATTATTTAAAATCCTTATCTATAATACCCAAATCCTGCATTTTTTTAAATAATTCAGGTTGTTCATCTTTCATTTTTCTAATTCTAGGAATAAAAGTTTTGGCAAGGTCTTCCATTTCGTTATCCAATTTTCTCATTACCGGGTCAGCATCTATAATTGATTGTAATGTTTGTGGTTTCTTTTTACCAAATAATCCAAAAAATTCTTTTAAATTGGATTTTGATATTTTATATTTCTTCATATTAGTTGTAGTTTAACATCTATAAATATCCCATTAATAAAAAAAGTTAGGATTATCTATTAACCCTAACTTTTGAATTATTTGCTTTGTTTGATTTTTTTACTTCATCTGCTTCTTTCTTTTTAGAATCTACTAATTTATTGTAGTAAAACATCCTTAAATAAGTTGGCATTTTATAAAGTTCCATTACGGTAAAACCATTCCCATATTGAACCATATCAAATATTTGGGTATGAACTTGAATACTATGATTCCGAGCTAGGCCAAAAAAAGCTGACACCCATAGTGATAGGCGCCTCCTCCACCTCTCCATCTTCATGGATATGAGTAAATTTCATATCAACATCAGGTGATATTTTTTTTACATAACTTCTTAATGCTCTACTATCTATTGCTAACAATCCATTTACAAATTTGTTTATAGTTGTTGATGAATTATCCCCATCAACTGATTGAATCATATAACGTAGACGGGTTGTAATTTCCGCACCCGCTCCACCTAATTTTTCAATAGCTTGGATATCTTTATCGATTGCTATTTCATCACCATGTGTAAGTAACTTACATATAATTTTTTTCTTATTAGATGGTAATACGAATTCAAATTCATTTTTATTATTAAATATTGATAAATCTACTTCTTTTGTTTTTACTTTACCCAAATCAACTCTTGCATCAATTGATTCATTTAATTTAGATGAATAAAATTTAAAAAGATACTCTGGACCATACCCCAACAATCTAGTTGCAAGGATAATAGCGTTTTTATCTCCTAAAATAATTTCACTAGGATTTATGTTACCAACAATAATAGATTCAAATAATTTATCCAAAACAATACCTTTTTTAATAAGATTTTGATTTGAAAGAATATCTTCTTCTTTTGCGGTCATATGTTTTATAGTAATTGTACCCGAAGATAGTGGATGGTCTTTTGGGTAAACCTTACCCTGCGATGGAAGGTCTAATACTTCCGTTGGAAAATCATATTGTGTTTCTGCCATAACGTTATTCGTTTTTAAGTTTGTATATATAAATACATAGAATTTAAAAAATTAGAAATAAAAAACCCCCATCATTTCTGATGAGGGTTATCCTTCGGTAGCGTTCCGTAAGGAATATGTTTTAGAATTCTAAGACTGCGTAATCGTAAGATAGTGTTAATTCGATTGTTGCAACCTCATTTGATGAAAAATCTAATTCACCAAAGTTTGCTTGTTGAATAAATGCACCTTTTAAAGTCCATTGTTCAATCTTATCACCAACAGGTCCTAACAAATAGAAAGTAATATCTTTTTTATAGAAATCTGCATATCCACGTCTACCAGTAATCGATTCATGTCCTAAACGAATCCAATCCATTACCTTTTGTGCTGCAGAAGGTACAATTGGGTCATACAATGTAATTGTTATATCTTGCCAATCACCTTTACCTTGTAATTTTCTTTTTACGTTGATATGGTCTAATGCAATTGTTTCAAATTGAATTGTAGGTCTGTTTGCCGCTTTTACAAGATATGAAGGGATAGTATCTATCTCCATCACATATCTATTTTTCATTTTAGGTTCGAAGTTCGTATAGAACATCTTGTCAAACTCTAATATTTCTGCCATTTTATTATCCTTTTATTTTATATTAATAAATATCTACTTCCTTTATTTTCGTATTATGCTGAGAAACTTGCTCCAGTTGGTAAGATGTTGAAATCTATTACGATAAATTCCGCTGTCTTAGCCGGTTGTAAGAAAATTTGTCCTGCTAATATGTTTCTATCAATTACATCAGGTGTGTTGTTACTTTCATCCATTACAACTTTAAAGGTATAAAGTCCTTGTCTTTGTTGTACTGATTCTAAGTAAGGGTTCACAGTGTTTAAGAATCTTTGTCTAGTTGTAGAAGTATTTTGTTCGAATACTAAGAAACGAGATGTTGATGCAACGAATTTTTTCAAGTTGATAAGTAATCTTCTAACATTGATTCTATCTAAAGCAGATGCCTTATCTTGCAATGTTTTCTGTCCGAATGCTACAATACCTTGTCCAGGGAATGCCGCAATTGGGTTTACTTTGTTCTCATATAGAGTATCTCTTTCAGAGTGTGTTAATCTATTCAATACACTAACTGCTCCGGTAATACCACCTCTATTCAAACCCGCAGGTGCAAACCATTCAGCTGCTAATCTATCGTTAGAAGCGTAAACCGCTGGTAACAATGTAGAAGGTGGAACAGTTGTAAGTTTGTTTGTGTTACTATCAATTGTTTTCATCCAAGGATAGTAAGTTGCTACATAGTTTGAATCTACTGAATTTGCTTGCTCAGTTGCTTCAGTAATTGTATCATCATAATCGTTGAAATCAGCAATATAGAAACAATCTTGTCTTTCCTCAACCATATCAATTGCTTTAGAAGTAACCGATGGGTGAAGGCTTCTTACAATACCAGGAGTTACTACCATATTGATATCATATTCATCAGGGTTAGATACTGCGTTGATTGCTTTAGTATATGCTATTGAACCATTTTGTGATGCGTTTGAACAATTGAATCCTTGTGTATTTGAATTTCCCCAATCAGTATCACCAGCCTTAGCTTTTCTTACGGTTGGGTTCATACCATCAAATCCATATTGGAATCCTAATACAAATTGTCTTTTAACCATATCAGTTGATGCTGAACCAGTCATTACATATGATAATTGTGAATCAAATGCGAATGCTACGTTAGCTCCAGCTACTGCTCCATCAGGAATTGGTTTTAAATATTGTTTGTTATCTATTGCTTTATATGCATCTTCAAAATCAAATCCAGAAAAATAAACTGGAGATGATGATGTGTTGTTTGCTGAACCTGTTTGGTAATTTACGGCAGGCACCCAATTTGCTTCTGTTGTAGAATTTGTTTTAATTGGATTCACATATGCTGCATGTCCAAAAGGTGCTGCTGATATTGGATAAGAACCTGGTCCTAAAATATTAGAATTAGCATCTAATACAACTACTCTTACATTGTTTGATTTATTTGAGTAATCACCAATTTCAGTTAATTTTCCATTAGAATCGATTGTTAACTTTCTATCACCAATTCTTCTAGCTATATAGTTAGGAGATGCAGGGTCTAAGTTAACGTTATTATATGTTTCAACTACACTCTTTCTTTTATCAGTATCACTAAATGAACGAATTGTTACAGTAAATGTTGAATAATCGGTTGAACCATCTTCACCAGCCGCTTTTACATTAGAAATACCAACTTTAAATTTAGTATTATATAATGTACCATGTCCTATTGTTTCAAATTTAAATAAGTTATATCTTTCACCACTAATTAATTGAGATACTACAATTGGAGTACTTGCTTCTTCTGCATCACCATACACTTGTGTTGGTAAATTAAGTTCGTATATTTGTACACCTTGTAGAGCACTATCATCTTTATATCCTAATGATGCACTTTCAAAATACAAATATCCATAAGCTGCTTTAGCACCGAATGGAGATTCACCAAATACGTCAGAAATATCGTTTGTAGCTTCTTGAAAAATTGATGCTGATACACTAGCTATTCCAGAACCAGAACCAATTAGTCCTGATATTACAAATGAACCAGATACCGATGCACTACTTGTAATATTAGTAGAGCCATTTACAAATCCAACACCCTCATCACCAAAATTAGTTGAATATAAAACTCCAACTAGTTTTCTGCCTTGAGAACCGGATGCTAATATACCCAAAGGTGCTGCCTGTGAGTAACCACCAATTCCGGCAACTCTTACGATTGTTGCTTGTCCAGCTTCTCTTAAATAATTTTGTACTGCGTATTCAGTATAATAAGTTCCATCAGGTGTTCCGAAGATATCTTCAAATTCTGATTGTGTTCTTACGATTGTTGGAACGAATGCAGGTCCTTGTTTAAAAGGTCCTATAAATGCCGCTCCAATTTCTCCAACTCCTTGAGCTAAGAAGGATAGGTCATTTTCTCTTGTGAATACGCCAGGTGATACGATTCTTTCTGCCATTTTATTTCTTCGATTTGTATTTTAAGTTTGTATTAGTAATAACTTACAGTAATACTCATATAAATATAAACAAAATATTCAAAACACAAATTAATTATTAAGAATCGATATTACAATCTACAATTATATTGTTGTATTTTGATTAAATAGGAGCTACTTCAGGCACAGATGGAGTTATACTACCAGATGTTGGTGACCACGGTAGGTCTGTTTCAGAAATTTCTACCTTAGCCCATTTTTTATCATTTATTTCTTTTTGAATTACTCCACTTATATGTTCCCAATAATTTGTAGATACATTTGAACCACTTACGTGATTTTTAATCCAATTAAGAACTTGTGATTCTGTTAATTCACTATATGGTGTAAAACTACCAGTGTTTATTGTACTAATACTAAACGGTGTTGCTCCACTAAATGTTCCTACATTACCATCTTCATCTGTACCAGTTAGTTTCCATGAAGTACCTACAACAGCATCCTCTACATTGATACTATTTTGCTTTTTAAGTCCTGTTAATTTCCATTCGTATGTAAATCCCATAATATTTGTGTTTTATATTGTATAAATATATTGTTTTTGAAAAATAATTATTATCTATTGTTAAATAAAGTTTTTAGCATTTCTTTAATTTCAGAAATTTCATTATTTTGTTTATCAATGATAGTTTGTTGTTCTTTAATAGCCTCTACTAAAAGTGGAACTAATTTATCATAATCAATTGTTAGATAATTCTCACCACTCTTAGAACCTTTTATTTCTTTAGTTTCCGAATCTATATCAGTATCGAACGGTGCTAAATGTACAATTTCAGGTAATATACTTTGAACTTCTTGAGCCGATAAACCCAATTGTACTTTGGTATCAGTATATCCTACTGAATGTGCTAACTCATTGTTTACATAGTAAAATCCATTTAATCGAGATACCTTTTCTAATGCATTTTCAATGTTACCAACTTTTGTTTTTAACCTTTCATCGGAATAGTATGCTATAATATTTCCCTGTGCAAATATCCAATCATAACAATATATGTTGTTATTAATGATATAGTTAAATCTAGATGTAGAATTAAAATCACCATAATATCCGGTATCGTGGTCATAGAAAATCGGAGAACGAATATCGTTGTTCACATACATACCATATGGTTGAATAGACATTCTATCATTACCTCTCCATCTCAAATACCATATACCATCTCCTTGAGCGTAATATATCCACCCATATGAGTTATCATGCAATCCAACATCACCACCTCTACCCATCCAACAAAATCTACTCGTAATACCATATCCTAACCATCCATTTCTACCACCACCATATGTAGCTATTGTTCCATAAGGGTTACCCTCACATTCTGGAGACCAGATACCTCTACCATAAGACTCCCAATATACACCAGTACATCCTTGAGGTCTAAACCAGTTATTTGCTAATACATAGTGTAATTGGGATGTACCATCCATGTTAAGATAGTATCCGGTATTATTATAATCGTAAATAAATGTACTTCTTAATTCATATGTATAAGTTCTATTTCCAGAATAGTGGTTAATATAAGTTTCATATCCATTTTGACAATCTAAGTGTAAGTTACCATTAGTTGCTACAACAGATGCTTCACCTCCAGGTCTACCATTTGCTCCAACATAAAGATAGGCTCCCCAAGTTAAGTTAGGTCCATGTAGTGTACCTCCTCTGATTCTCAATGCAGCGTTTGAACCAGAGTTAGGGTCTATATAGTATCCGGTATCATTGGCATCGGAGTATGAACCTGCGTACAACGTACCACCACTACCATCGTTACGGTCATGCATTGCAACAGTTGTCCAACCACCAGAATTTGGCCAAGATTGTCTAAACCTTAAGTTTCCTATTGGTCCACCAACCAATTGCCAACCATACGCACTATTGTATGCATTTGTATAGTGATGAGCCTGAACACCTACCCAGTGTGATGTACCAGATGGTTGGTTTGCTGGGTTTGACCATGTATCAATGAAACCAGAACCCCATGTCATTACAGAGTTAAAGTCTTCCGTACCCCAACCCATTATACCGGTCCAATAATCACTATTACCAGTAATATCCGGTCTTTTCCAATTCGTTTTACCAGTTAGACCAGTTTGAGCCTTACCTCTAAGTGTTAATCCTTGCCAGTTACTTTCACCATTGAAGTTACCATAATATCCAGTATCGTGGTCATAGAAAATCGGAGCCATCATATCACTTCTTGCCCAAATTCTAGAAGAAATTGCCGAAAATGTAGTACCATAGTTCATCACTAATAATCCGTGGTCATTAAGAAATCCAGCTTGTCCTCCTGCATTTGGATGTGACCAAGATAAACCATATAAGTTACCAGGATTAGTACCATCAATCGCTAATTTATAAGCGTTACCCATAGAAAATACACCCTGATATCTAACCGATGTATAAACACCAACAATTGATTGTCCGTAGTTATAATCTAAATAAATGTTTTCATTTCCATCAAGACGTAATCCACCATTTGCTACTACATAAGATAATCTAGCAGTTCCAGCTGGGTCTACATAATATCCAGTATTATTTGAATCATAAAATATTGGTGCTCTTAATGAGTTACCTCCGGTTAAATAATCGTTGGCGTAAACAGTACCATTAGAATACCACTCCATTGTACTATAACGAGTACCAGATGTGTTAGTATTATAGAAGTATGTATTACCGCCAGTGTTAAATCTCATATAGGCTTGTCCCTGCCCTCCATTGATTCTACCAAATCCAGAAGGAGAACCACCATCGTTTTGTACGTTAAATCCAAAACCACCATCGTTCCAAGTTACACCAGGTTCAGATACCCACATTTGTAAATAAGATGGAGTACCAGTACCCATTTCACTACCAATAGCAGTAATTCTAAGTGTGGAGTTACCATGTCCACCAGCTACCTCTAATCTACCTCTCAAATAAGAACCACCATTAGGGTCTAAATAATATGTAGTATTATCACTATCATAAAATATTGGTGCTCTAAACGAACCATTTGCCCAAACAGTAGAACCATTATCCCATCTTAAATTCCAACCAACTTGAGAAGTAGTACCACCATATCCCAATCTCCAATCATTTGCCGAAAAGTTCCACATCAAACCCCAATAGGTAGATGCATTATTCATAGCAAATCCGCCGGCATTATTATATCCTTGTGCTACAAATGAATTTCCATAATTTACGTTATGAGTATTTGATGTAATTACGTTGTAAATAGTTGTTCCAGCTGGGTCAGAATAATATGCTGTGTTATCTCTATCATAGAATCTATATGCGTATAAATCTCCACCAAAAGTTACATTACCACCTATAAATGCCCCACCAGCAAATCCAAAACGAGAATAAGTTGTACCATTGTTTCTTAATGCTAAATGATGGTCATATCCACTTCCATATTCATAACCCAATCCATACATATTACCAATTGGCCAACTTTCCCCAATTGTCCAAATTACTTTTGAAGCAGTACCAGTAGAATTATAGCTACCCATCATACCACCATCGCCACGAGCTACCAAATAGTTTGAAAACCAAAGTCTACCATTTTGCTCAGTTTGATTAAAGTTGTTTGTTCCTGCAAAATCACCATAATATCCGGTATTATCATTATCTCTAAATAATGGTGCTCTGAAATCAGTTGATGCAAATGCAATACCACTTTCATTTACTGAAAATAATTCGTTTGATGCTTTTATTGCATTACTACCTACTATAAATTTATTATCGGTATTATTATTTGAATCAATACTTACACGCACATCACCAGCACTTGCCAAATATAATACGTTACCAGATGAATTACCTTGATGTATAACAACATCATATGTGTTATCTCTGTACATACCAGCATTTGTATCTCCTAAATAAAATGCTCCACCATTTCCACCAGAGTTTGCAATTACTTGATTAAATACTACGTTATCAGTTGTACGAACATTCTGATTCATATTATAAGCGAATGCTTGGTCAACACTATTTAATATCTGTCTCCAATCACTATATGTTGATGCTCCAGTTCCAATTCTTGTCCACAATCTATGATTTGCCGTATATGCAATTTGCATTGGAGCTCCACCACTTAAATCGGTACTACTACCATAACTTCTCCAAAACATTTGTCCATTAAATGAGCCACCATCATTTAATCCGTTTGTACTATTTGCTTTGAAATCAAAATAAACTCCAGCATTTTTACTTGATGGTGTATCATTTGTATTACGAGTATCATTCGAATCAACAGCTTCTGCTCTATCCGCAGTACCAGTTAAATTTGCAGTTACATTTACAAAAGTTGGTGAATCAGTTGTTCTAAGATTTTGATTCATTAGATGAACTTCAGTTGCTCCTTGTCCGGTATCAACCGTAGAGAATGTAACTGCATCCGTAGTTCTTACGTTTTGATTCATCAAATGAACTTCAGTTGCTCCTTGTCCCGTATCAACCGTAGAGAATGTAACGGCATCAGTTGTACGAACATTCTGATTCATTAAGTGAACCTCAGTTGCACCTTGTCCCGTATCCACAGTTGCAAACGTTACTGCATCAGTTGTACGAATATTTTGATTCATTAGGTGAACTTCAGTTGCACCTTGTCCCGTATCTATCGTACCACTTATTGTTATATTACCTGCACTTACTGAAAGGTTTCCACCACTTACAGTTACACCATTTGTAGCCGTAATCGTTGCATGAGTAACGTTATCAGTTGTTCTAAGATTTTGATTCATTAAGTGAACCTCAGTTGCACCTTGTCCTGTATCTACAGTTGCAAATGTAACAGCGTCAGTAGTTCTAACATTTTGGTTCATTAAATAAACCTCAGTTGCACCTATACCAGTATCTATCGTACCAGTAAGAACTAAATTACCAGCTATATATGTGTTATCATCATGATACCACCTATCACTACCTTCATCCCAATAAAATTGTTTTGTTGCTGCATTACCTCTCTTAACTTCTATACCAGCATTTTCAGTTGGTGTAGTTCCTACTCCAATATCTGCGTTAAGTGTAATAATATTATCACCTACGTTAAGAGTTGTTGTATTAATATATGTTGTAGTACCACTTACAGTAAGGTCACCACTAATTGTAGCGTTACCAGTTACTGTCAATGTAGTACCATCGAATTTTAAATTTGCTTCAACGGTTGCATTTGGTGCAGTTCCGTTTAATGTGATTACACCATTATCAGTTGTACCGGTTAATGATAATAATCCAGAAGTACCGGATGAACCAGAAGTTCCTGAAGTTCCTGATGTACCACTACTACCGGAAGTTCCTGAAGTACCAGATGTTCCCGATGTTCCACTACTACCAGAAGTACCTGAAGTACCAGATGTTCCCGATGTACCAGATGAACCACTTACTCCCGATGTTCCTGAAGTTCCCGATGTTCCACTTGAACCAGAAGTTCCCGAAGTACCAGATGTTCCTGATGAACCACTTATTCCGGATGTTCCCGAAGTTCCTGATGTTCCAGAAGAACCACTTGCACCGGAAGTTCCTGATGTTCCTGATGTTCCAGAAGAACCAGAAGTTCCCGAAGAACCACTCGCACCTGAAGTACCAGAAGTTCCTGATGTGCCACTAGTTCCTGAACTACCAGCTGAACCACTTATACCAGAAGTTCCTGATGAACCAGAAATTCCGCTTGTTCCTGAACTTCCATTTATACCAGATGTACCAGAGCTTCCATTTATACCGGATGTACCAGAACTTCCATTTATTCCAGATGTTCCTGATGTACCAGAAGTTCCCGATGAACCTTGTACTCCACTTATTCCAGAAGTTCCACTTGTTCCTGAAATTCCAGATGTACCGGATGTTCCTGATGTACCAGATGTTCCAGATGAACCATTTGAACCAGATGAACCTTGTGCACCACTTGTTCCGGATGTTCCAGATGTACCAGAAGTTCCTGATGAACCAGATGTTCCAGAAGAACCACTTGTTCCTGAAGTTCCCGATGAACCACTTCCACCGCCGGCTCCACTTACTCCAGAAGTTCCTGATGTTCCAGATGTACCATTGATTCCCGATGTTCCATTAACACCCGATGTACCAGATGTACCCGAAGTACCTGCACTACCTGCACTACCAGTACCTCCACCAGCTCCTGTTATACCACTGGTACCCGATGTACCAGAAGTTCCTGATGTACCACTTATTCCTGAAGTTCCCGAAGAACCACCACTTCCACCGGTACCACTAATTCCAGAACTACCCGCAGTTCCGGTTGAACCAGATGTTCCAGATGTACCAGAACTTCCTTGTGAACCAGAAGTACCTGAAGTTCCACTACTTCCATTTGAACCAGATGTTCCACTTGTTCCTGAACTTCCTGATGTACCAGATGTACCAGAAGAACCAGTACTTCCAGATGTACCTGAAGTACCCGATGTACCTGAAGTTCCTCCCGAACCAGAAGTTCCATCAGTTCCACTTGTTCCCGAAGTTCCGGATGTTCCACTTGTTCCCGATGTTCCAGATGTTCCTCCACTACCAGAAGTTCCCGATGTTCCAGAAGTTCCAGAAGTTCCTGATGTGCCACTAGTTCCACTACTTCCTCCACTACCAGATGTTCCTGAAGTTCCTGAAGTACCCGATGTACCAGAAGTTCCTGATGTACCAGAAGTTCCTTCCGAACCGGTGGTACCAGATGTACCGCTTGTTCCAGAAGTTCCAGAAGTTGCTGCTGCTGTTTTTATACCAATTTTACCAGTTGATGGGTTATAAACTAATACCTCATCGGTTGTTATATCTGATTTTAATGAACCAACACCAAATGATAATGAACCTGTAATACCAACACTTCCAGTAAATTCTTGCTTATCATTTTGTGCATCACCAAATTTGTTACTTCCACTTGCATAAATTATTGATGATGAAATATATGTTGCGAATAATTCAGTTGTATTTATTTTTCCAGCTACAGTTAAATCAGTATTAACTACTAACCCTCTATTTGGAGAAATTATTGCGGTTGCTGAACCTGATTTTAATCTATCTAAATCACCAATTGCCGCTGCATTAATATTAAACAAACCACCACCATCACCAATAAAAAGTGAAGAAGTAATTGAACCACTAATTTTTACATTAGAATTTATTTGAATCGAATTTGTTGGTGACCCAATCAAAGATGTTTGTATTCCAGAAGCAGAAAAATTTGCACCCACATCAATTGAATGAGATGAAAAATTAGCTACACTACTTCCACTTACAAATAAAGAAATTTTGTCTTTAGTTTGTTGATTTAAACCGTTTGGGTTACCACCTAAATATTCCATTAATTACAACTTTTATGTTATTTCCAATACTGAAACAATTACATCCGTTGAATTGGCTAACGATGATGTTACTGATAGAAAATCTCCTGTTTCTAAAACTAACTTTTGCTCACCACCAACCAATACATTAGAACTACCGGGTATAATTAAAGAATCTTTTACAACGTAAACACATTTATTTGCTGAGTTATCTCTAACCATCACACTAACTGATATATTATTTGCGCTTACATTTGCCACACCAACTCCAATTACAGTTGTTGAAGTTGCCGCAGGTGTTTCATAAACTTTAACACCTGTTGTTCCAATTGAACCCGTTATACTATTTTTAAATGCGTTTGCCATTTTTTTATTTTTTTATCCTAATGCTATTGCAAATGCAATAGATGAATCTAATACATCAACTCCGTCTACTAAATATCCACCATCCGTTAAATTCATTGAGCCAGTCATTGTTATAGAACCACTTACTGCCAAACTATTACCTACAATAAGATTAGTAAATGTTGCTTGTTGAACATCGATAGTTCCTTTAAAAGAACCGGTAAATGAACCACTTAAATTTGCGTAAGCAGATAATGCCTGTGTGATTGAACCCGAAAATATTGGACTATGTATAATCATCTATATCTATATGCTTTTTGTTATAGGTATAAATATAAATATTTTCTCTTTTAGGGTTTAACCGGCCAAGTTATATTAAATGGATTAGGTTGAGATGTAATATCTCTTAAAGATTGTCTGTATTCAGACCAAATTGATTTTGTTTCCGTTGGTATATCTGCCAATTGTGTCCAATCACATTCTGCCAATAATTCATTTCTAGTTTCTCTAATAATAAACCATTGGGTTTCTAATCTATAATCAATTTCACTTTGAGATGCGCTAGTTTGAATCCAATTTTGATAATATACACCATCCGTTAAAACAGGAGTTCCTTCGGTAATATTTTTTGTGTAATCATTTGGTTTTGGAGTTTGTCCAACTTCATATAAACCAAATTGAGTCATAGTTTCTTCTCCAATTTCATTTGGGAATGTAATATTTCTGTGCGCAGCTTTTAAATCCTTAATTGTATAAGGATAACTGATTTCATTATTTATAATTCGTAAATACATATTAAGTAAATGTTGGTGGTATTGATGCGAAGTTTGTTAAACCGGTGCAATTTCTAAATGCATCAGTTCCAGCAGGTGTTGGTACTCTATTCCATAATTCAGGAGCAGTACCTACTAAAGCATTTGAAGTCGAACTCATATTATAAACTTGTGAGAATGTTGTTACCGCTGTATTAAATGTAAATTGTAATACATTTGTTAATGCTCTACAATTTCTAAATGTACCAGAGAAACTTGTTACATTGATATTTAGGTCAAATATAGTTGATGGTACGGAAGTTAAACTCGCACAAGCAAAGAAACAAGATGCAAAAGATGATACATTTACTGCAATATCAAATAATCCAGTTGGTACAGTTGTTATCGTATTAATTGTTGCAAATGCACTGGCAAATGATGTTACGTTAGGTGAAAAATCAAATATATCTGCCGGTATGGATGTTATAGCTGTACCATTCATAAAATTTGAAAAACTTAATATTTCATTTAAGCCATCATACCCACCAACTGCACTTAATGATGCACTACTTGGTATAGAGGTTATATTTATACACCCATAAAAATTTAATGTCCTCAATCCTACTGTACCAAATTGTACAATGCTTGTTATTAAACTTCTTATTCCTACATTATTATTAACTTGAAATCCTGGCATAAATCCACTAATAGTAACTGTATAAGTTCCAGCTGAAACATATGTATGTATTCTATCTACTGAAGATGATGATGTTATCAACGGTGATGCACTACTATCTCCCCAATTTATATTCAATTGTGGTGTTAGTCCACCATAATCGGTAATTGGACATGTAAATACAGTATTAGCCGATGTGGTTGTAATTTGAAACACAAACGGAAATGCTTGTGTTGAATCTGATTCTGCTAGTCTTCTTGCTATTCCCATAATATTAACTTAAATTTTTAGCTATTGTAAATCCATACCAATTTGTTCCACCATCAAATGTATAAAATACTAATACATCTTCACCGGATGATGTTAATACAGGTTGAATACCACCTGCCCAATTAACCGTTGCCGGCCATGTAATTACATATGCTCCTGCATTTACAGTTAATAATGTAAATCCAAATGCTTTACCAGCAGGTACGTTGGTAAATGTTACTGTGGCTGTTGCGTTAAATTGTCTTCTAAAATTATTTGCAGTTGAACAATCTATTGCAACACTACCACCGGTTGATAAATTATTATAAATTTCTCTATACGATGTTGCTTCCAAATATGTACTGGCATCCAATCCACCCGTCAATGTAATATCACCCGTTTGTGTTGTATTACCAACTATTGTTAACGTAGAACCATCATATGTTAAATTACTTTCAACATTTGCTTGTGTAGGAACATCCTGATATGTGAGTAATCCATTATTAGTCGCACCATTTAGTGGAAATCCATTTGTACCAGATGTTCCAGATGTTACACCCAACGCGGATGTACCAGAACTTCCATTTACACCAGAAGTTCCCGAAGTTCCAGATGAAAAACCTGGAGCGTTTGTACCACTTGTACCAGATGTTCCGGTTTGACCAGATGTTCCAGAAGTTCCGGATGAAAAACCAGGAGCGTTTGTACCACTCGTACCCGCACTTCCATTACTACCACTTATTCCCGAAGTACCCGATGTACCACTACTAAATCCTGGTGCGTTAGTACCGGATGTACCAGATGAACCACCAGAACCACCAGTTCCTTGTGCTCCAGAAGTTCCACTGCTTCCAAAAAAAGTTCCATTTACTCCGGATGTACCAGAAGAACCAGAAGTTCCCGAAGTTCCATCGGTTGCTGAGGAACCAGAAGTTCCATTACTTCCGGAAGTACCAGATGTACCACTACTTCCAAAGAATGTTCCATTTAATCCAGATGTACCAGATATTCCTGAAGTTCCGGATGTTCCATCGGTTGCCGAAGAACCAGAAGTACCACTTATACCAGAAGTTCCTGATGTACCACTACTTCCAAAGAAAGTTCCATTTACTCCGGATGAACCAGAAACTCCAGATGTTCCTGATGTTCCAGAAGTACCAGATGTTCCCGATGTGCCACTTGTTCCACTTGTTCCACTACTTCCAAAGAATGTTCCATTTACTCCAGATGTTCCAGAAATACCAGAAGTTCCGGATGTCCCGGATGTTCCGGATGTACCCGAAGTTCCATCTGAACCAGATATACCTGAAGTTCCACTACTGCCAAATAAAGTTCCATCTAATCCGGATGTTCCTGAAATTCCTGAAGTACCCGAAGTTCCAGATGAACCATTGATTCCAGAAGTTCCATCGATTCCTGAAGTACCCGAAGTTCCACTACTACCAAATAAAGTTCCATCCAATCCAGATGTACCAGAAATTCCTGAAGTTCCACTTGTGCCAGAAGTTCCCGATGTACCCGATGTACCACTTTCACCACTCGTACCACTACTTCCAAAGAACGTACCATTTAATCCCGATGTACCACTTGTCCCATCGGTACCAGATATACCAGAAGAACCACTAATACCGCTTGTTCCAGATGAACCAGATATACCGGAAGTTCCACTACTTCCGAAGAATGTTCCATTTAATCCTGATGTACCACTTGTTCCATCAGTTCCCGATATACCAGATGTACCAGAAGTTCCATTACTACCAGATGTTCCCGAAGTTCCATTTATACCAGAAGTACCACTACTACCAAAGAAAGTTCCATTTACACCCGATGTACCATTAATACCTGATGTACCACTCGTTCCCGAAGTTCCACTAGTACCAGATGTTCCCGATGAACCATCGATGCCCGATGTACCACTACTTCCAAAGAATGTTCCATTTACTCCGGATGTTCCTGAAGTTCCTGAAGTTCCGGAAGTACCACTCGTACCGGATGTCCCATCACTACCAGAAGTACCAGAAGTTCCTGATGTGCCATTTATTCCTGAAGTTCCCGATGTACCCGAAGTTCCATCAGTACCAGTAGAACCAGAAGTTCCCGATGTACCATTACTACCCGAAGTACCAGAAGTTCCATTACTTCCAGAAGTTCCTGATGTACCACTCGTTCCACTTGTACCCTCACTACCATCAGTACCACTTGTGCCCGATGTACCAGATGTACCATCACTACCGGAAGTTCCCGATGTACCATTTATACCAGAAGTTCCCGAAGTTCCCGATGTACCATCAGTTCCAATTCCGCTTGTACCAGAAGTTCCTGATGTGCCACTTGTGCCATCACTACCACTCGTACCGCTTGTACCAGAAGTTCCCGATGTTCCACTTGTACCTTCACTACCATCAGTTCCAGAAGTACCAGAAGTTCCCGATGTACCATCACTACCAGAAGTTCCAGATGTACCAGATGTACCACTTGAACCGGAAGTACCACTTGAACCGGAAGTACCAGATGTACCCGAAGTTCCTGAAGTTCCTGAAGTTCCATCTGAACCAGATGTTCCTGAAGTTCCAGATGTTCCGCTTGTTCCTGAACTTCCAGATGTACCAGAAGTTCCAGAAGAACCATCACTTCCTGAAGTTCCTGAAGTACCACTTGTGCCCGAAGTACCATCCGAACCATTCGTTCCGGATGTTCCTGAAGTTCCTGAAGTACCTGAAGTACCAGATGTACCAGATGTTCCCGATGTACCAGAAGCTCCACTACTACCAGAAGTTCCCGAAGTACCTGATGTACCATCTATACCGGAAGTTCCAGATGTTCCGGATGTTCCTGATGAACCAGATGTTCCCGATGAACCACTTCCACCACTTGTACCGGATGTTCCTGATGTTCCTGATGTACCAGAAGTTCCGGAAGAACCACCGGTACCCGTACTACCAGAAGTTCCACTACTTCCCGCAGTACCACCACTACCCGCAGAACCCGATGTACCCGAAGTACCACTACTTCCCGAAGTTCCGGATGAACCTCCACTACCACTTGTTCCAGAAGAACCACCACTACCAGAAGTTCCACTAGTTCCCGATGTACCACCACTTCCGGATGTTCCACTGGTTCCCGAAGTTCCCGATGTACCAGATGTTCCTGATGTGCCTGATGTTCCAGAAGTTCCCGATGTTCCTGATGTACCTCCACTTCCGGATGTACCGGATGTTCCGGATGTACCAGATGTTCCTGAAGTTCCTGAAGTTCCTGAAGTTCCTGCTGAACCGGAAGTTCCTGATGTGCCTGATGTTCCGGATGTTCCCGATGTTCCTTCACTACCCGTTGTTCCGGATGTTCCCGATGTACCAGAAGTTCCTGATGTTCCCGAAGTTCCTGATGTTCCCGAAGTTCCTGATGTTCCCGAAGTTCCTGATGTTCCCGAAGTTCCATCTATACCACTAGTTCCCGAAGTTCCTGAAGTTCCCGATGTACCAGATGTACCATCCACTCCACTGGTTCCGGAAGTTCCCGATGTACCAGAAGTACCTGAAGTTCCAGATGTACCTCCTGAACCATCAGTTCCCGATGCACCAGATGTACCAGATGAACCTTGTACACCTGCTATACTTCTTCTTTCTAATCTTTTATTTGCCGAATTCCAAACAACTACATCCTCAGCTGAGCCTGATACTAAATTTCCTAAAAATACACTACCACTAACACCTAAACTACCACTAATTGTGAGAGATGCATTAATATTACTATCTTTGTTTACTTGTAAGAATGATGCCGTATTTACACCTTCCGCATTTAAAGCGTATAAAGCGTATGATGCAGTAATTGCCAATGAAGCAGTACCAACAAACATTGATGCGGTTTGGGAATTCTGAATAAAGTTTGCAGAATTTATTGCACCACCTCCACCTAATATAGTTACTAATACACCATCAGAACCCGATGCTACTACATCAACACCGGAGCCAGTAAAATGAATTTTTCCTACTTGTGCTTTTACTAATGAACTCGTTTGATATACACGTAATTCAGTACCACTACCTTGTCCTGCATTTAATGCGTATGAAGCTGTTAATGCAAAAGATGAACTCACTGCTCTAAACACACTCATTGAGGAAGTTTGGTCATTTCTTACATACGCATTTGCGTTTGCCAATGATGCGGATAACGATACCAATGATGCCGAATCAAATCCAGTCACCGCATCCGCTAATAAAGCTTTTCTAGCAAATGATGCTGATAAAACCTCACCAAAAACTCTATTTCCACCAATTGTACCACTTATCAAAGAACCACCACTACCTATTACA